TTGGTTACGGTGACAATGTGTTCAACAGAGTACCGGTAATAGTAAACACTTTCAACGTTGAGCTAAGGCCGGGAATAGATTATATTTCAACCAAACAATCGAACACACCATACAGACAGCTGAATGGACCGGACGCCGGTTTTGACAATTCTCTGATCAGCGGTGAGTCACAATCGTGGGCTCCAACTCTTTCGAACATATCTGTTTTAGTAACACCAATCTACAGCAGAGATTCAATTAAAAACTTCTCAATGAAAAAATTCGTTAGGGGAGAACTTAATGGCAAAGGCAACGAAGTAGGATTCATTTAATGGCCAACTATTCAAACACGTCACCATATTTCACAACTAGGGAAGTAGCAGATTATCTAGATGTGCTTAATCCACGCACAATTACTGCTGAACTAGACGATCAAAGCTATACTATTGAAAGAACATACGCATACAGGCCTGACCTCTTGGCTTATGACTTGTATGGCTCACCGAGATTATGGTGGGTGTTCGCACAAAGAAATCCAGATCAAATTGAAGACCCCGTATATGACTTCAAGCCAGGGGTAACAGTGCAACTGCCAAAAAAAGAGAACTTGATCAAAGACCTTGGGATATAACCTATGTCAGTAGATCTATATAACAAGACCTTTCAAGGATACGCAACAGCGGATGATGTAAACACCGAAGCATCGACCTTGCGGAAAGATGATATCTATGTCACAAACATATCTGATCCAAATGTGTTACATGATTTTGCGTCGTACAATGCGATATTTACTTTGAGTGCCCTGGGACAAAGGGAACTAGAAAACACAACCACTTTGCTTAACTCCAAACCACACGACATCATAATTCGAAGTTCGGGAATTGGCCCAACTGAGACCAATATTTTTGATGAAGTGGGCCTGGCAGGTGGCGTCAGTGAGGAGGACCAAAAGATACTTGACCAAAATGAAAGACTGCGTGGCGCTGTAAACAAGAGCCAGCGAGTGCTTTCGAGGAATAGAGATCTTTATTTTAAAAGTGTAACAGCGACCAGTATTCCTGGGCTTAATGAACAAAGAAGATTGACCTCGGTTACAAGCATTGAAATGGAGATTGTGGAGCCTGCAGGAGTGACACTGTTAGAAAGAATACGAGGAGCCGCTATCAACAACGGTTATCTTGACCACCTTGATGCGCCTTATTTGCTTACAATCGAATTTAAGGGTTTCGACGAACTAGGACAAGTTGCCAGCGATAAACAGGCCAAGGTGATGAAACGTCTTATACCGGTAAAACTTATTGACATGCAACTGGACGTCAACCAGGCAGGCACTGTATATGCTGTGAAGGCTATCCCTTACAACGAATTTGCATTTGTGAACACATATAACTATACTCGAACTTCTGGGTCATTATTTCCAGTTGGCAAAAAATTAAAGGACGTCGTTGTTGCTCTTGAAGAAGTGTTAAACAAGCAAACGCAGGATGAAAAAGATCAAGGACTGGTGGAACTGGCCGACACATATCAGATTGCTATCCATCCTGATTTGAAACCGGAACAAGAGACTACGATAACAACTATAGATCAGACCGGCATGTTTAGTCAAGCCGTGGATACGGGAGATGTCCCTGTAGAATATATGAAAATTAGTTCAGGCTTTGCCATAACCAAGATACTGGAAGAAATCATGAAAGGGCATCCAGATTTCTCAGATAAAAAATTCAAGGAGTTCAAACAAAAGTGTGCTACGAAGTTGAGTGGCGCTCAGCGACAAGGTGGCGCCCAAGGCGTGTTAAAGGCCACACAGGCAAAAGAATTCTATTTCAAATATTTTAAAATACGTGCTAGTGTCGTGCCACAGGATGGTGAATTCGATACCATCCGTGCAACTAATAGGAAAGTAATCACATACACAGTTGAGCCATACGAAGTCCATGCATATTCATTGGCCATTCCAGGAGTGAGTACGGGTCAAAACTTCAAAAATTTTGTGTTCAAAACTTACAATTATATTTTCACGGGAGAGAACATAGACATTTTAGATCTCAATATACATTATCGAGTGGCATACTTCCAAAGTAGGCTCAAGGATTTTGAGGCCACAGACAAAAAGAAGAACAAGATAGAAAATGTCTCCGTGACGAAAACTGGAAACACAACAGCAAAAGACATTTATGGGGATGGCAATCTGGTTAATAAATCAGAGGTTGGCGTTGCAAAGTCAGAGGGAACAGGAAAGACAGGTGGAACCCCAAAAGAGCTAGATGTGTTCCTAGACAGTTTGACACACCCACTGGCGGACATGGTGAACATTAGATTGGAGATCCTAGGCGACCCTGCATGGATCAGCCAGTCGCAGTTCATACCGCTAAACGCCAAAAATTTTACAACAGGCAGTGGCATCTTTGAAGACACAGACATCGACTACTGGAGAGCCAACAGAGGCAGGATATGGAATGACCAGTTGCGTTGCTACAACACTGACGTGGCAGAGCCAATAATTCTTCTTAACTTCCGTATGCCGACTGATTTGGATGATAAAAGGGGCGTTTATGAATTACAGTCTAACCAGAGTGCTGAATTCAGTGGTCTGTACAGGGTAGTCAGTGTGGAGCATAATTTTACTGACGGCAGATATACCAATGTGCTGAGCTTAACAAGGTTCAATAACCAAGGAGTAATTATTTCTGATCCGGTTCCTACCAGTAACGTAACATCAAAAGACGGAGGGGAAACACAGATTCTGTCAAGCAACGAGGCATATCGACTTTACATTTCCAAAAACCCTTTCGCCAAGCAGTTTGACAACTTAACTAGTATAGGGAAGAAATTTGTAGATCTTGCCTCTAAAATAAAAGGATTTTTAAGCTAATGTCGTTACGTGATTATCTAAAAGGACATGTGTCAACTGCCCAGGCGCCGGGAGGAGACAAATCGTGGACCGGGCAAAACCCTGGACCATATCTTGGAATAGTAAAAGGCAACAAGGATCCTGCAAGGATGGGCAGACTAAGGGTTTTTATTCCAACCTTGGCGAAAACTGCTGACCCAATAGAAAGCCAATTGATCACCTGTGAATATCTTGCACCATTCTATGGTACAAAAGGAGAAAGGCACACACGAGGTGCCGGTGTTGACTTTGCAGACTCTCAACACTCATATGGTTTTTGGGCGGTGCCACCTGATCTAGAGACCAAGGTTCTAGTAATATTTGCGGAAGGAAAATTAGAGCAGGCCTATTGGATAGGTTGTGTGCAGGATCCCTACACTAATCACATGACACCTGGAATAGGATCAAGCACAAACACAAATGACGCCTTAGACGGAGCGTTCGAAGGAAGCGACGCTGGTTTCCAAAAAAGCAAAAAGTCAACCTATGGAACAGACAATGTTCCTTCTGGAGAACTAAACAGGAACAGGGCAGGCGCTCTACAGAATAATAATTACGATTCCATACCTAAACCAATACACCCATTGGCTGATGTGTTACTAGAGCAGGGCCTCAGTGCAGATGACGTAAGGGGAAACACCTCCAGTTCAGCACGAAGAGAAACGCCAAGCCAAGTCTTTGGTATCAGCACACCTGGTCGAAAAGACACTAAAACACCAAAAGTGGCAGTTGGTGCAAGAGATTCGAAAGCTAAGGACCATGTTACGAGGAAAATAGGTCATACCTTTGTGATGGATGATGGAGATGTAGACGGAGACAATCAGCTAACAAGACTTAGAACAGCGTCAGGACATCAGTTGCTGATGCATGACACAGAAGGTGTGGTGTATCTTGCCAACGGTTCAGGTAAGGCTTTTATAGAAATGGAAAAAAATGGAAAAATAAACATTTACTCTGACAGAGGTATTGCAATCAGATCAGAGGGAGACTTCAACTTACATTCTGATAAGAATATTAATTTCCACGCGAAAGAAAAAATAAACTTCACGGCAGAAGAAAATGTAGTATTGAATGCGGAGAAATATGTTTACGTGATGGGAGAGTCGGGAATTCTCAGTGCATCACAGAAAGGAAGTGTAAGACACTACGGAAAGGATGGTATAACATCCTTTACAGACGGTGCCCAATTACATGGTGCAAAAGGGAGAATAGATCTCGCAGGATCACAGGTGCACTTCAATACAACAAATCCAAAATCAATCTGGGGACCAAGCTGGCTTAAACCATCTTCCACAAAAGTTGATTTGAAACCTGTTAAGGCTGAAGACATAGTGGCCCAACAACCATTGAAAAACGGAAAGCCAAATACTACTAAAATTGAAACAACAGTAAAAGACAGCAAAACAAACAGGGTAACAAGTGCATTTGTAACACATGAACCTTATGATCGAACAGCATCAAAAGGCAGAGATAAGGACGATATAGCATAGAGTAAATACAGCATATGGCATACGGAAGTTCAGGATCAGGATCATCAGGCGGAGGAGCCACAAACCAAAGCATAACCTTCAAAGGTTTTAGCTCCCGTGCAGATAAGAAGAATTTCAAGCTGTATGACTTTGAAGTGGCCAAGCAAGGGCTGATTAATAGATTAAGTGTACGTAAAGGCGAAAGGGTTGAGAATCCAGAGTTTGGCACAATTATATACGATGCAATCTTTGAACCATTCACAGAAGCACTTAAAGACCATATTATTGATGATGTGACAGAAAATCTTAACGCTGATCCGAGGATATCCACTGAGGAAATTTTGGTAACGGAAGCGGACAAAGGCATAGCGATACAGGCAACTATCACCTATGTCCCACTGAATATCACTGAAAAACTAAGTTTTAATTTCGACGAAAACTCACTATTGCGTCTATCTTAATATACGCATATTTCCTAACATATAAATACCGTTGTATATACAATGGCCACAACAGATAGACAGAACAGATTACTTGTAGCGGAAGATTGGAGAAAGATCTACCAGGCGTTCCAGCAGGCGGATTTCAAATCTTATGATTTTGAAACACTTAGAAGAACGATGGTGGCCTATCTGAGAGAAAATTATCCAGATGATTTCAATGACTTTGTTGAGAGCTCTGAGTACGTTGCACTGATTGATCTGATTGCATACATCTCACAGGCACTGTCGTTTAGGGTTGACCTCAATGCAAGAGAAAACTTCCTTGAGACAGCTGAGAGAAGAAACTCTGTTCTAAGGTTGGCGCGATTAATAAATTACAACGCTAAAAGAAACAAAGCGGCAACAGGATTACTTAAAATAGATTCCATATCAACCAGCCAAGATGTATTAGATAGCACAGGAACTAACCTCGCAAACCAAAATATCATTTGGAACGATTCTGCAAACGCCAATTACAGAGAGCAGTTTACCACTATACTAAACGCCGCAAACCAAACAGGCCAGCTTTTTGGAAATCCAAGAGAGTCAGGCAAGATTGGCGGAATAGATACCGAAGTTTACACTCTAAGTTCAAATCAATTGGATCTTCCAATTTTCAAATTCCAAAGTGCAGTCGGTGGAGTAACAAGACAGTTCGAGATAATTCCAAGCACTATTACAGATTCTGCTTCGATATATGAATCATCTCCGGTGCCAGGCACAGGTTTGACATACACATATAGATCCGATGGCAGTGGTGACAGTTCAAACAACACAGGTTTCTTTTTCCTCTTCAAGCAAGGAAGATTAGAAAGTCAGGATTTTACAGTAGACAGCTCAGTAACAAATTTTGTCAAAAGTTTTGCAACATCAAATATTAATGACACAGATGTTTATCTTTATAAGCTAGATCAATTTGGTCAGATAGCAGAAGCGTGGAGCAAGGTCCCTTCATTGTCCGGAAACAATGCAATTTACAACTCTCTATCGAAGACAGAGAGAAACGTGTACAATGTTGTAACCAAAGCCAATGATGCAATAGATCTTGTGTTTGGTGACGGAAACTTTGCTAATATTCCTTTGGGAAATTTTAGATTGTACTACAGAATAAGCGACAATGCAAAATATGGAATACAATCATCTGACATGCAAGATGTTCAGTTGACAGTGCCGTACACAGATGCCAACGGTGCACAGCAAACATTGTCTTTGAGTCTAAGCCTCAAATCATCAGTCTACAATGCGGCGGCAACAGAAAGCAATGATGCAATTAAAGAAAAAGCGTCTCAGGTGTATTATTCTCAGAACAGAATGATTACAGCTGAAGATTATCAGGTAGTTCCTCTGTCAGCGTCACAGGAAATTGTAAAGGTTAGATCTGTCAACAGATCAGCATCGGGTATATCAAGGGCAAAAGAAATTTTGGATCCAACAGGTGCCTACTCGAATGTTAGCACTTTTGCAGAGGACGGAATTCTTTATCGAGAGGAATCAATACAACAGTTCACATTCAATTTCAATAACCGAAGTGACATACAGTCTACAATTGACAATGATGTTGAAGCAAAATTAAAAAATGCATATGCAAGACAGTTTTATTATTTGAAATATGCAACGAAAGACGTCAGCGGTCTTTCTACCACCTGGAGTTCAAGCACTACATCTACAAACACAAATACTGGTTTTTTCACATCCGGTGGCGCATTGGTTATAGGTGATTCTGCTACTTCTAATCTAAAATATGCTAAACCTGGCGCCTTAGTAAAATTCACCTCGCCTGACACTAGAGAATTTTTAAACAACACATTAGTAACCGCCGGCACGGACGAAGCAGAAGATAGAATCTGGGCTAAGATCGGTGCAGTGGTGCTTGATGGTGCCAATGGCGGAAAAGGAAATTTAGAAACAGGAGTAGGTCCAGTAACACTTAACAACATTGTGCCAAATGGTTCTGTAGTGAATGCAATTATTCCAAACCTTACCACTTCGTTTTCTAAAACACTTGAGGCCAATATATTAGATAGGATTGAAGCTTATGAAGAGTTTGGATTAAGATATGATATAGATAACGAGGAGTGGAAAGTAATTACATCTACTAACCTTTCAACAAGTTCTGTTTTCAGTCTTGCAGACACAGGAAGCACAACTGGCACCAATGCTGACGCCAGCTGGTGGTTTAAATTTACAAATGACGGCAACACATATACAGTCCAATATAGAAAACTTGATTACATCTTTGAATCAGAATCACAAAATAAATTTCATTACGATGTTGAGGAGAAAATTTACGATTATAGAACTGGCAAAACTGTTAAAGACACTGTAAAATTGTTAAAAACTAACAGCATCGTGTCGACAGGAAACAGTGTAGGTTATCCTATCACTTGGCAGGTTGTAGACACTGTGACTGAATCTGATGGTTTCCAAGACAACAGAAAAGTACAAGTTGGATTCTTTGATGATGACGATGACGGAGTAGTGGACAATCCAGAAATATTCGATATCATTGTAGAGCCAAGTCTTTCTGAATCGACAAAATTTGTGTTCTTTGAAAAATATATTTCTTATGACAACATAGAGAGGTTTAGACCATATGCCGCTACTAATTTTGTGGTGTCTGAAAAAGAAGCTGATATTACTCTTTCAAGTGCAACTTACTCTGATAACCAGTTATTTTACTTTTACGCGGCGGACGAGGACGTGATCAAAAAATATGATGCAACAACAAACACTCTTTCTACAAACACCGATTACATTGCTAGGAGGGGTAGAAGTTCTCTTAATTTCCAATACAAACATCATGCAGGACAGGAAACACGTATAGATCCGAGCGTATCAAACATTGTGGATGTGTACATGCTTGAAAGAACCTATGATAATTTGTTTAGAATTTTCCTTCAAGATGGTGGCACAAGACCAGAAACATCAACTTCAGATCAATTGAGAATTAATTATTCAGGTATTCTAAATCCATTGAAATCTCTATCAGATCAAATAGTTTACCATCCTGTAAAATATAAAGTATTATTTGGTTCTACAGCAGGTGAAGAGCTACAGGCAACTTTTAAAGTAGTAAAAAATCCTAAAACAAATGTGTCTGACGCAGTAATAAAAACTAGGGTCATAGCCGCTATAAACGAATTTTTTGCATTAGACAATTGGGATTTTGGTGATTCTTTTTATTTTACAGAACTAGCCGCTTACGTTCACAATGAATTAGCACCGGATCTGCTAACAGTAGTGATAGTGCCAAACCAGTCAGGACAGAGTTTTGGGTCTCTGTTTCAACTTAACTCGGCGGCGGACGAAATTTTCATCAGTGGGGCCACCGTTGATGATGTATCAATCATAGACGCTCTTGGAGCCAACCAATTGGCGGCATCTGGGTCTGTGGTTACATCAACATCAACTGCCACAACTAACACCACAACAGGATCAGCAGTGTCAGGCTCTACTACAACAGGTTCCGGATCAACATCAAGTTCCGGCAGTAGTGGATCAGGATACTAATGGCAGATAATCCAACTAACGCTCTAACAAATAACGAAGTTGTAAAACAAGGCGACAACGAGTACAGAAGGACTGTACAACATCTACCTGCTTTCTACAGGACAGACAGCAACCAACGTTTCCTTGCCAGCACTTTGGATCCGTTGGTACAAAAAGGTTCATTGGAAAGACTTGATGGTTTTATTGGTAGACAAGATGCATACACAAGAAATGTAAACGATAGATATCTAATGGCAACAAGCAGAGATAGGATGGCCTATCAGCTCGAGCCTACGGTAACTTACACCGATAAAGACACTACAAGTATTAATCCTGAGGACCAGGTCAAATTCACCGGCACTTATGATGATTACATCAACCAAATAAAATACTTCGGTGGTAATGTTGATAATCATGATAGACTCAATAAAGAAACTGTGTACAGTTGGAATCCAGCCATCGACTATGATAAACTTGTAAACTACAGAGAGTACTACTGGTATCCTGACGGTCCTGGAAATATAGAGATAGATTCAGTTGGACCAAGTGCTGTGGTAGAA